TATTTGTGTTCCAACTAACCTAAAGCACGGAAAATTAGACACTTCTATTATAGATAATATACTGTCTACGCTTTATGTTGGAATTATACCAGTGATTAGAAGTACAATAGGTCCTGATCAATGTATCAATTACGCTAATAAAGGTTGTATTATTATGCCAGAGTTTTTAAGAGAAAATCATTGGAAGGAAGATGTAGACGATCCTAATATAGATCTTCTTATAGGACATCATAATCATAATGAATTTGTTGACCTAATGTCATGTGGAAGTAAATTTGTAAAGCCGGTAACACCGTGCCAAGCAAGTGCTATAAAACTATTTAGAAATGCTGCACTAGCAGTTAAAGTAGGATTAGCAAATGACTTCAAAAATATATGTGAAGCGTATGATATCGATTATGATAACATACAAGAGTTTTTAGAGAACGATGAAAATCTAGGAGGCACACATTGGGCTGTCCCAGGACCAGATGGAAAGGTTGGATTTGGTGGTACTTGTTTACCAAAAGATTTGACTCATGCTTCTGGATTGTGCTATACTGATTATAATATTATGAATACGGCCATATGGGCTAATAAACACAGGAGAGATGATGAATAAATTACTTGATAGAATTAAGCAAAATTCTACGATAAAGGAAACAGATATACTGACTGAATCTAAGTTCTTTAATGAACAGGATATGATACAGACATCTGTTCCAGCAGTGAATGTTGCTTTAAGTGGGAGGTTAGACGGAGGATTGACTCCTGGCCTAACTGTATTTGCAGGACCTAGTAAACATTTTAAAACAGCGTTTGCTATGTTACTAGCAAAGTCTTATTTAGAGAAATATGACGATGGTGTCGTGTTGTTTTATGATAGTGAGTTTGGAGCACCTCAATCCTATTTTGAAACTTTTGAGATTGATACAACAAGAGTAGTACATAGTCCTATTTCAGACATTGAACAATTAAAACATGATATTATGCAACAGTTAAATGGAGTTGAAAGAGACGATCATATTATGATTATTGTAGACTCTGTAGGTAACTTAGCTTCTAAGAAAGAAGTAGAAGATGCTTTAGAAGGTAAGAGTGTTGCTGATATGACAAGAGCCAAACAAATGAAGTCATTGTTTAGAATGGTTACACCACATTTAACAATTAAAGATATCCCTGCTATTGTAGTTAATCACACATATAAAGAGATAGGGCTATTCCCTAAAGATGTTGTCAGTGGTGGCACAGGTATTTACTATTCAGCAGATAATATTTTTATTGTTGGTAGACGACAACAAAAAACAGGAACAGAAGTTACAGGTTATGAATTTGTAATAAATGTTGAGAAGTCTAGGTTTGTAAGAGAGAAATCTAAAATCCCTGTAGAAGTTACATGGGAAGATGGTATTAGTAAGTGGTCTGGATTGCTCGATATGGCATTAGCATCAGGCCATGTTATAAAACCTAGTAATGGTTGGTATCAAAGAGTTGATTTCGATTTAGATAATGCTCCTATTGGTACAAAGCAAAGACTTAAAGACTTAAATAAAGATTTTTGGTTACCTATATTAACGGATAAAAGATTTAGTGACTGGGTGCAAAAACAATATACAATAGGCTCTGTGGATATGATAGCAGAGGAAATTAGTGATGAAGATATCCAACAAGAATACGATAAAGTGTGATAGGTGTGAAAAACCTATAAAGAAAAAAGATAAAGCATATTGCTTTCATAGTGATGAACAAGAGGTGTATATTTGTGCCCCTTGTGTTATTGAGGTTTATAATGAATATAAGGATAAAGTTTAATGCTTGATACGGTTATACTTGTCAATTTAGTAAGAAACGAACAATATGTCAGAAAAGTTCTACCTTTTATAAAAGAAGAGTATTTCCAAGATACAGATCATTCTTATGCGTTCACACAGATAAGAGAGTATATAGAAAAATATAATACTACACCAACATTAGAAGCAATGTCTGTTGCATCAGACAAAGCAACTGAAGAACAAAGAAAACTCTTACAGACAATATTTGAATATAAACAAGAGCCACAGGAACTAGAATGGCTCGTTGATGAAACAGAAAAATTCTGTAAAGATAAAGCTGTATTTAATGCAGTATTAGAAGGCATACAAATTATTGATGGTAAGAATAAAGATAAGAGTCCTGATGCATTACCAGATTTATTAACAGAAGCTTTACAAGTAGGTTTTGATACTAATGTAGGCCATGATTTTATAGAGGATGCAGATAAAAGGTTTGATTTTTATCACAGGCTGGAAGAAAAGGTAGAGTTTGATTTAGATAGATTTAATATTATTACAGAGGGTGGTTTAAGTAATAAGACATTGAATATAGCACTAGCAGGCACTGGTGTAGGTAAATCATTGTTTATGTGCCATATGGCGTCTGCTTGCATCTCTAAGGGGCAAAATGTCTTATATATTACTCTAGAAATGTCAGAAGAAAGAATCGCAGAAAGAATAGATGCTAACTTAATGAATATTCCTATACAGGAATTAAAAGATTTATCTAAGGAAATGTATCAAGATAGAATAGGTATATTAAAAGATAAATTTGAGGGAAGACTTATTGTTAAAGAATATCCTACAGCGTCAGCACATACAGGACACTTTAAAGCATTGATTAATGAATTGAAGTTAAAAAGAAATTTCCACCCAGATATTATTTTTGTTGATTATTTAAATATATGTACAAGCTCTAGGTTCAGGCCAGGAAGTAATGCTAACTCTTATACAATTATTAAGAGTATTGCAGAAGAACTTAGAGGTTTAGCAGTAGAAATGGATTTACCTATTTTTAGTGCTACACAAACAACTAGGTCAGGTTTTGAAAGCAGTGATGTTTCATTAACAGATACCTCAGAAAGTTTTGGCCTTCCAGCTACAGCAGACTTGATGTTTGCTATTATAAGTACAGAGGAGTTAGAACAGTTAGGGCAGTTTATGATAAAACAATTAAAAAACAGATATGCTGATCCTATAAAAAATAAAAGGTTTATGATAGGGGTTGATCGTTCTAAAATGAAATTATTTGATTTAGAAGACTCAGCACAAAACGCATTAACAGATTCAAATATTGAAGTACCGGTATTTGATAGTGGTAACCAGTCGGAGAACAAATATGACGACATTACATATTAAAGATTTAGAATTTGAAGTACTAGACAATGTTTTAGCAAAGAGATATTCTCAATTCCTTAAAGAGCATTTGCATGAAACAAAAGAGTTTTATTTTATGGGTGATAGAGAAGAAGAAATTCTTGCAGAAATAGATAAGATTGTTTATATGTTAGGAAAAGAGCCTACAAGAAATATGAACAAGTTACATGAATATTTCGCAGATCACGATGACGAAGAGGAAATGTCTCGTTTGAATAATCTTATTCATTATTATGAATTGGTGATTAATAATTTTCCACCTAGATGGGGAATGATGAATGGACACTCAACATTAGAATTATTTCCACAGGACTATGAGTACTTTACATTAGAAAGACAACCTGGTTGGTTATATATTAGTTACCCTCATGTAGGTAAACATTTTGCCGAGATAGCTTGGAGTAACGATTATGACATAGAGGAACATCAATATGTTCCACAAGAATTTATGAGGCCAAGTTTTCATATATGGTTGGGCGATCCAATATCAGTTGAAAATGTAAATTTGTTCCAACCAAGGATACAAATGGCTCATGATAAATTAAAAGTTAAATTAAATTTACCTGATATAGACGATCCAGCCCTAAGATGTGGATATATTCCGTTTGCTAAACTCAAAGATGATATAAATACTAATGACCTTACAAATTATTTTTTAAAGTGTAAGAGAAAAAGTAAACATCAATGGGAGTTATTTAAGGAAGATGGCTGAGAAAAGAGAAAATTTCGTAGAAATAAGTTTAGACGAGTATGAAGAACTAAAGGCACAAATACCTACTGATGAACCAGCAGCAGTAGACGCAAAACCTTGGTGGAGTGCACCTGACGATAGAGGTTGGATTTGGATTGCACCAGAGTATTTTAGTAGATGGAGGTTATTTCCTCGTGCATTTATAAGCATGTACATTTACTTGTTATTTAAGGTTGTAACTTGGTTCATGAATTTGCCAGCACCTATAGCAGAACAGTCTGCTTTAGTAAGTGTTATCGTAGGAGCTGGAGCAGCGTGGTTTGGTTTGTATGTAAATAGCACAAGCACAGATCATAATAAGGATTAATAATGCCTGAGATAGTTTTATCAGATTTCTATGTAGAGTTCATAGGTTTTTTACTGACCCTAATCGTAGGGTTGAGTATTAGGGACGCAGCTACATCTTTTGTCAAGGGTGCAAAGTTTAGATTAAACAAAGCATTCGTAGAAGGTGATAAAGTTATATTAGACGGCCAGCCTGCGCTTATTGTTAAAATAGGTTTGAGTGAAACAGTTTTCGGAATCTATGGAGAAGATGGATATACATGGAGGTATGTTCCGAATACTAGAATAGAGTTTTTAAAGTTGGAAAAAATAGTAGATCCTGATTTGCACAGGGATACAGATCAAGAAAGGGCACAACGATTAGTAGATGCTTTACAAGATGCTAACATTAAAAGAAATGGAGATGAAATTGCAAAAATTAAAAATGGAGATAAGTGATGCCCCCAAAGTTCAAGCCAAGCGCTAAAGAAAATATTAGAGGTAAAGATGGTAGATTAACCGGAAGAACCCAAATCAAACATTATTATTTGAAACAAACCTCAACCGAGGAAATAATAAAGGCCATAAATACAGGCAAAAAGAAACATAGAAATAAATTTATTAATGAGTTAAACAGACGTGGAGTGAAATTAGTATGGAAGACGGAAGAAGAGATAACGACGGCGTAGTAGGCCTAGATAAAAGTCCTATAGACGAATCTAAAAAGGCATTTATACAAAAACCAGCAGCACTAAAAATCTATGACGGTGCTCTAAGTGAAGAATTTTGTGATGACTTATTAGAAGTTTTTTATACCAATGAAAAGCTACATAAAATTCTCCAAGGCGAGAATTACGATTACACAGAATACAACTATACCTCAAATCATAAGGATGAAGATATCCATGGCAGACTTATGGAGCATATAGGAAAACTATATAAACATTATCTGAAAGATCTAGGTACAACGAATATGATTAAAGTATCAGGTTTTGAAGAGATGAAAATTAAAAAATATGATGAAAAGAAAGGGTTTCATAATTTACATATAGAATCAGTAGATCATGCAAGTGCTATTCGAGCAGTCAGTTTTGTCTTTTTCTTAAATGAGAACGAGGGTAATGTGGATTATCCTATGCAACATATAGGAGTTGAGCCAATTAAAGGTAGGGTAGTTATTACACCAACATCATGGGAATACCCTTTAAATCAGCATAAATCCAACTTTCATGACAAATATACGCTAGAAACTTACTTACATTTAGGATAAGTTACTGATATCACAGAGGAAAAGATTTGATAAAATGCTTGACTTATGGTCCGCCAGAGTGCATAATAACGGTATATTAAATAAAAAGGTATAAAGATTATGACAGAATGGAACGAATTATCAGAAAGAGATCAATTACTTACTTATATAAGTGATACTCATAAAGAAGCTTAC